TGTATTATATTTACTTTCTTAAAGACTTGGATGGAAAAGTCAAATATGTTGGACAGACTCAAAATTTAGATTCTAGAAAAAGAGAGCATAAAAGAAATAAACCACCACATACTTTTGAAATAAGTGAGCAGATAGATATTTCAGAAAAAGCAAAAGAATTGGAAATTTTTTATATAGAAAAATTTGATACTTTTAAAAATGGATGGAATAAATCTACTGGTGGAGAAGGATTTGATAACTACGAAAGAAAAGGAATTGGTGGAGTAAAAAAGGGAACTATTCCTTGGAATAAAGGAATCAAAAATTGTTTCTCTAAAGAGACTATAAAAAAAATGAGCAATTCTAGAAAAGGTAGAGTTTTTAGTAGGAAAATAAATGATGATCAAATAAGAGAGATAAGGAAAATATATAATGAAAAACCAGACTTAAAAAATGTTGGTTTTATTATGAAAAATGGTAAAAAATTATCATATATTCAGGCATTCTGTAAAGAATATGCAAAAAATTATAATTTAACTCCACAAGGAATAAAAAGAATTATTTTGGGGGAATGTTGGACAAATGTTTAAACTCAATAAAAATATTAAAGTAAAAACTCCTAGTGGATTTAAATATTTTTCCGGAATTCAAAAAGTTTACAAACCATTCTATCATTGGATAATATTTGATGATGGAACAGAAATAAAATGCTCTGACAATCATTCTTTTGGAAAAGATCAAATAAAAGCATCAATGATTAAAGTTGATGATTTTTTGCAGGGGAAAAAAGTAGTCTATAATGAAATAGTAGAAGAAGGAATATACCTTTATGACTTACTTGATGTTGGTGAAGATAATCTTTATTTTTCAAATGGAATAATATCTCACAATTGTGAGTTCTTAGGATCTGTTGATACACTTATTGCTCCCAGCAAACTTAAAAGTTTAGTTTATGATCACCCACTTAAAAGAAGTGCTGGTTTAGATGTTTATGAGGATGTGAAGAATGAACATGATTATGTGATCACTGTTGACGTTGCTCGTGGAGTTGGAAATGATTACTCCGCCTTTACTGTTATAGACATAACGACATTCCCACATAAGGTAGTTGCAAAGTATAGGAACAATGAAATTAAACCGATGCTATTTCCAAGTATCGTTGTGGATGTAGCAAGAAACTATAATGACTCTTATATCTTATGTGAAGTAAATGATGTTGGAGATCAGGTAGCAAGTATTATTCATTATGATTTGGAATATACTAACATTTTAATGTGTTCTATGAGAGGTAGAGCAGGGCAGATTGTTGGACAAGGGTTCTCAGGAAAGAAAACTCAACTTGGAGTTAAGATGTCCAAAACAGTGAAGAAGGTTGGATGCCTAAACCTCAAGACAATGATTGAGGAAAATAAACTTCTCATCAATGATTACGAAATTATTGCAGAACTCACAACCTTCATTCAAAAGCATAACTCATTTGAAGCGGAAGAAGGATGTAATGATGACTTGGCTATGTGTTTGGTAATTTATGCATGGTTAGTTGCTCAAGATTACTTCAAAGAACTTACAGATCAAGACGTTCGTAAGAGAATCTATGAAGAACAAAAGAATCAGATTGAGCAAGACATGGCACCTTTTGGTTTCATTGTTGACGGATTAGATGGTAGTAGTTTTGTGGATTCTGAAGGTGATCGTTGGTATGCGGACGAATATGGTGATAGATCTTATATGTGGGAGTATCTATCCTGATGGACATAGATGGTCAGATTAGACTAGGGCACTTACTATTAAATGATAGGAAGTGCAGAGTATGTGGAGAGGTAAAGAATCTTATTGATGGATTTTACAGAACGAGAAAGGATAGAGGACCTGTGCCATCTTCATATTCTTATGAATGTAAAGAGTGTACAATTAAAAGAATAATCACCAGCAGAATGACATCAAGAGTCTTGGATAAATGGGAGTATCCCGACTGGTAGTTTCTTATACCCTTGTTCACACACCATTTCCCCATTCAAAAAATCCATTTTCATAAATATTTTCAGATAAACTGAAGTATCAGGAGAAAAACATGGCGACTCCTCAATTATCTCCAGGCGTACTCGTCAGAGAGGTTGACTTAACTGTAGGAAGAGCTGATAATGTTTTAGATAATATCGGAGCAATTGCGGGTCCTTTCTCAATTGGTCCAGTTGACGATGCAATTGACATTACCACAGAACAAGAACTCATTAACGTATTCGGTAAACCACTGTCTACTGATGGACAGTATGAATACTGGATGAGTGCATCATCAGTCCTTTCATATGGTGGTGTTCTTAAAGTTGTAAGGACTGATGGTACAACTCTCAATAACGCAAACGCAGGTGTAGGTTTTGCTTATACAACCTCACTGAAAATTAAGAACTTTGATGATTATCAAGCAAACTATGCTGATGACATCGCAGATTATGTATTTGCAGCAAAGAATCCAGGTTCTTGGGCAAACAATCTTAAGATCTGCATGATTGACGATAAAGCAGATCAAACTCTTGGAATTACTACAACTAATCCAGGTGCTGCTGGTGCAGTTGTTGGATATGGTGTTACAACCCCTCTCGTAAATGCCGTTATTCCTGGTGTTGGTTCGACCGCAGGATTTAATGGATATATCAAGGGAATTATCACTGGTGTTTCTACTGCTTCAACAACAGGTAGTAGCACGATTGACATTAAGGTTCTGTCAAGAGTTTCTACTGCAACAACGGATAACGGAACTGAGTATCCAGTTTCTTATTCTCAAGGAAATGCAAATGCTTCTTTCCAAGCATCAGATTCAATTGCCTTCTACAATAACTCAGGCATTTCAACAGGTAATGGAACTGTTTCCGCAGTAACCACAGTAGCAGATTGGTATGATTCACAAACTCTAAATCTGACAAATACCACGATCTTCTGGAGTTCGATCGCACCTAAGCCAATCAGCAACGGATATGTTCTTGATAGACGGGGTAAGAACGATGCTCTGCACGTAGTTGTTGTTGATGACACTGGTTCGGTAACAGGTATTCAAGGAAATCTCTTAGAGAAGCACCTGAACCTTTCCAAGTCAACTGATGCAATCTCTGCAGTTAATGCACCTCAAAAGATCTTCTGGAAAGATTATCTTGCACTGTTCTCAAATTATGTTTATGTTGGCGATAATCCTTCAACAGGTGCAGATACTTATCATGGAACTATTCCACTTGCTTCTGGATTCTCTTCAGGATACACTGCAATTACTGAAGGTGCTGGTCAGTGGAATCAACTTTCTCAAGGTATAACCTTTAGTTCATTGGGCAACGTAACTTATGCTCTTGGTGGTGGTGTTGATTATTCTTCGACAAACGGAATGACTGCATCACTTGGTGACTTATTCACTTCATATAATCTCTTCTCCAACCCAGATGAGATTGCTGTTGACTATCTGATCATGGGACCAGGAATGGGTAATAAGTTTGAATCGCAAGCAAAAGCAAATCAACTTATCTCTATCGCAAACAATAGAAAGGATTGTATTGCTGTTATCTCTCCACACAGAGCAGATCTGATTCAAGGAGATGGTGGTCCTATTACCAATACCGATACTCAAACTAACAATATTATTCAGTTCTTTGCACCACTTTCATCTTCATCATACGCAATCTTTGATAGTGGTTATAAGTACACTTATGACAGATTCAACAACAAGTTCCGTTACATTCCATGTAATGCGGACGTTGCGGGTCTATGCGTAAGAACTTCAATCTTCGCATATCCTTGGTTCTCACCTGCTGGTCAGCAAAGAGGCATCCTGAATAATGCAATCAAACTTGCATATAATCCAAACAAAGCACAGAGAGATCAACTTTATCCAGTAAGAATTAACTCCATTGTTAATCAACCTGGAATTGGAATTCTTCTCTTTGGCGATAAAACTGCTCTGGGATATGCATCAGCATTCGACAGAATCAATGTTCGTCGTCTGTTCTTGACTGTTGAGCAAGCACTTCAGAAGTCAGCAGAAGCACAACTCTTCGAACTGAATGATCAAATCACGAGAGCAAACTTCGTCAATATCGTCGAACCATATCTCCGTGATGTTCAGGCAAAGAGAGGTATCTATGGATTCCTGGTAATTTGTGATGAAACAAATAACACTCCTGACGTAATTGATAATAATGAGTTTAGAGCTGACATCTTCCTGAAACCAGCTAAGTCCATTAACTACGTCACACTTACCTTCGTTGCCACCAGAACTGGTGTAAGTTTCGAAGAAGTAGCTGGCAGAGTTTGATTTTAGATTATAAATTACTAAAGGAGGAACCTAAAAATGGCACAAATTCCAACAAGAGGCATTTCACAATTTAAATCAAAACTGATCGGTGGTGGTGCTCGTCCTAATCTGTTTGAAGTTGACGTTACCTTTCCAGCAGGAGTAAATCTTGGTGTTCAAGGTGATGGTGATGGTCAGTTTGACAAAGAAAACTTCCGTTTCCTTTGTAAGGCTGCTGCACTTCCGGCATCAAACGTTGCTTCAATCGACGTTCCCTTCAGAGGTCGTACTCTGAAGGTTGCTGGAGACAGAACCTTTGATGTGTGGACCGTAACGATCATCAACGATGAAAACTTCTCACATAGAAGAGCATTCGAAGCATGGATGCAAAACGTTGCTCAGTATGGTGATCATTCTGGTTTAAACAATCCAACTGATTATATGGGCAATGCTATCGTTTATCAACTCGGTAGAAGCCCATCAAACCAGCAGGGCAATAATACCACTGGAGAAGGAGCAAATATTCTTGCACAATATCGTTTTATCGATATTTTCCCAACTGCGGTTTCTGCTATTGATCTTTCTTATGATTCTTCCGACACAATTGAAGAGTTTACCGTTGACTTCCAAGTTCAGTACTACTTCCCAGAAGCACCTGGAACTGGAGCATAATAAATAGATTATAAGTAGATAGAAACTTTAATAATGGCAAAATTGTTTGGATTCTCTATTGAGGATAACGAACCACTATCACCAAGTACAGTCAGTCCTGTTCCTCCAAATAATGAGGATGGGACTGACCACTACTTGAGTAGTGGTTTTTTTGGTTCTTATGTTGATATTGAAGGAGTTTATAGAACTGAGTTTGATCTAATCAAACGATATCGTGAGATGGCACTTCATCCCGAATGTGATAGTGCTATTGAAGATATTGTAAATGAAGCTATTGTATCTGATACTAATGATAGTCCGGTTCAGATCGATTTAGACAATCTGAATGCAAGTGATGGTATCAAAAAGAAAATTAGAGAAGAATTTAAATATATCTTAGAACTGCTTGACTTTGATAAAAAGTCTCATGAAATTTATAGAAATTGGTACGTTGATGGTCGTCTTTATTACCATAAAGTAATTGATTTAAAGAATCCACACGAAGGTATTCAAGAACTTCGTTACATCGACGCACTTAAGATGCGTTATGTAAGACAGAATAAAAAGAAAAAGGATGATCACCTTCGGTTAGCAAATATGAGATCTGATAATCCCATGGACTATGAGTTCCCGGAGATTGAAGAATACTTTGTTTATAGTCCCAAGACAGCATATCCCACAACCAATCCAACAGCATCCGGTGCCAATAGTGGGATCAAAATGTCTAAAGATTCTATTACCTATTGTACTTCAGGTCTTGTAGATAGAAATAAGGGATCAACTCTTTCATATTTACATAAAGCAATTAAATCACTCAATCAACTTCGCATGATTGAGGACTCTCTTGTAATTTATAGATTGTCTCGTGCTCCAGAAAGAAGAATCTTCTATATTGACGTAGGCAATCTTCCCAAGGTAAAAGCAGAACAATATCTCAGAGATGTAATGATGAGATATCGTAATAAGTTGGTGTATGATGCCAATACTGGGGAAATTCGTGATGATAAAAAGTATATGAGTATGCTTGAAGATTTCTGGCTTCCAAGAAGAGAAGGTGGTAGGGGAACTGAGATCTCTACACTTCCGGGTGGACAAAATCTTGGAGAGATTACAGATATCAAATACTTCCAAGAAAAACTTTATAAGTCTTTAAATGTTCCTCCCACAAGAATTGGTGGAGATGGTGGATTTAATCTTGGACGTTCATCCGAAATCCTAAGAGATGAACTTAAGTTTAGTAAGTTTGTAGGTCGTTTGAGAAAAAGATTCTCGAACATGTTTAGTGATATGTTGAGAACTCAACTCATTCTTAAAAACATCATTACTCCCGAAGATTGGGAGATTATGAATGAACATATTCAATATGATTTCTTATATGATAATCATTTTGCAGAATTAAAAGATGCTGAACTTTTAAATGAAAGATTAAGTCTTGCAGCAACTGCAGAACCATATGTTGGAAGATATTTCTCCCAAGATTATATGAGAAGAAAAGTTCTTCGTCAAACTGACCAAGAAATTCTTGAGCAGGATATGTTGATTAAGAAGGAAATTGAAGAAGGTATTATTCCAGATCCATCGCAAATGCAGATAGATCCAGAGACTGGACAACCAGTTGAAACGGATCCTGCAAGTATGGACTTAGGAAAACCAATTATGGAACCAGATTTAGGTTCCACGGAAAGAACTATTGAAATACCAAAGGGTGGGGAAATATAATAAATAACTCAGAATATTATTGATTACAATCATGGACGAATTAATGGATATGATTACTAATGATGAGAGTCCTTCTCAGATTAGTGATAAAATTAAAGATCTTCTGTTTGCAAAAGCATCAGAAAGAGTAGATTCCTTTAAACCTCAGGCAGCAATTTCTCTCTTTGGTGGAGAATCTGAAGAAGATGGTGGAGAATATGAAGAGTACGAAGAATAATAAATAAGTAAATAAATGTGATTCTAAGGAAATATGACACTTAATACAAAAGATTTGTATCTTGGAAATGTTGGTGTAGGTACAACTTCACCTTATCAAACTGTTCCTGCTACAGCACTTGTTGATGAATTTGGAAGTATTATTTCAGAATTCACAATTTCTGCAGGTATTGTAACTGCTATTGGACCACTCACTGATGCTGAATTAAGAGCATCTTCAGTTGATGTCGAACCCCTGGGTATCCCTTCTGTTGCCCGTCAGCTTGCTGTAGGTAGCGCAAGCACCAATACGGCTCTGACCAGCAGCTGCCGACGCATCAGCGTGCGTGCCGTTGGTGCTGATATCCGCTATGCAATCGGAGTCAGCTCACAGACTGCCTCTGCCACGTCGCACTTTATCGCTAACGGTGAGCGCCTTGATCTGGCAGTACCGGCAACTCCGAACATTGCCGCGATCCGCAACCGCACCACTAACGGCACCCTTGAAGTTACGGAGTTGAGTTGATGAGACTGAGCGGCACGAAGGCGACA